CGGGCCGTAGCTCGGGGCTCGGCGGCTTCCCGCGTGATCGTAGGCAGCTCGACGCCGTAGATTTCGCCCAGCACATAACGGGCGAGCCCATAGCAGTCGAACGCATCGGGACCGTCCGCCCCTACCACGTAGGGCCGGCCAATCAGCTCCCGGAGGCGTGCAATCCTGTTGCTCATGATGTCGCCAGCAAGCTCGGGTATTCCTGCGCCGAGTAAACCTTACGCAGGAAGCGGAGGTTCTGCGGGTTGGCGAGGGTCACATGCCCCTCGATACGCGAGCCTGTCTCCGTGATCTCGCGCATCACCATCCTGAACGGCCCATACGCCACGGTGGTCGGGTCACTCGCGAGGTAGACGCGGAAGATGACGGTGAGCGTGGCATTCATCGTCTCCGCCTGGTCAAGATAGCGCGACACCTCGCGGCCGATATTATCAACCCGCAGCACCGCCTCGACCGGGCGCCCCTCCTCAAAGCCAGGCCATTCAATCTCGAACGGCACGGCCTTGAAGACCACATCCTGCCCGCCATTGAGCGGCGCGCCGGGCTCCAACCGCAAGGTCTTGTCCTCGAGCTGGTTGACGACGCGCACAGACTGGGCACCGAAAGCCGGGTGCAGCAGCTCGACCGTCACGAGCTGCACATCCGTCTTGGGGTTGGACGCGATGTTGATGGCAAATTCGTCAGTCCACGGATCAGCCATTACAAGTCCCTCACATCCAGCACGTAGGAAACGCGATAACCAAGACCAGATGGTTGTACAGTGTATGTACCTCCTCTAATCCTGCACGTTTTCTCTACGTAGTCAGTACCATCCCATACCAGCTTGGTGAACTCGCTCGATCCATAGTTGAGATCATCTTGTACAAATGCCTTGAACGTAGCGTATTCCTCTCGGCTAAACTGGAATACTTCTGGCATTTGCGCAATAATGTCAGAGTATACAGGTCTCGAACGAATATTACCTCCTTGCATTTCAGACTCAAGCGGCGGTCTGAATGGCTCATTTATGCTCCACCCATCCCGCAATGGCTTGTATCGTAGCCCTGCAGGCCATGTAGGCAGTGCCATTGCTACCTCCCCGGAAATGGCGTGACGCCCATTGTACGAAGTGATTGTCTCATTGGGCCGCCTTTACGCATATCGTTCAACCAGGTGTTGACCACTATCGCTTGGATATCAATCCCGTTAAGACCTTCAGTAGCTTGTATCTCAGTAGCAGTTCCCGGAGCTTCCTGTATGACGATGTTTACACTGCCGCCTGAACCGCCAGCAACTCCGCCACGAGGAATGATCGTCTCACCCTTTTGTAGAATTGCCGGAACTTCATCAGGAGATAGGCCTGCAATACCCCCACTGTGATACCTGGGTGCTCCGATAAAAGCCGAAGCAGAAACCGATCTCTTAGCTCCCGATCCTCCGGCAACACCGCCACTATGGTAAATGCCTGCAAATAGGTTACCAAAGAAACCACCGGCTAATGTAGGGAATGGAGATCCAGTTGCAGGGTTACCGCCAAACAAGGCATTCTTCAGTGGATTCAAGATCGCCAGCTGCATAAAGCCCTTGATCAGATCAGCAATAACCTGCTTGCCAATATTCGACAGTTCCTGGAATGCATCCTTACCTTCCAGAATAGAATCCACAAAACTATTCATGGCATCATCAAGGCCACGGCCAACTACACCAGCAAATGTTTCCATCCAAGAAACCGAATGCTGCATATTATATTGGCCTTCCTTAACTCTGCGCAGGGCTTCAGCATACTGTTCAGTAAGTGTGGTGACTTCACTCATTGGGACCTTGGCTTTGGTTAGCCGGTCACGGAAATCTTCCACAGACTTATTGATCTCAAGCTGGATCTGTGCAAACTGTTGCTGCCACTTGGGCATCTGCAAGATCTCGTAAGCCTGGTTGAGCTCACGAATAGTATCCTTGGCGTTTTTGATTGCGAGGGCAGTACGGTTAGAGCCGTCACCACTGCCACCACTAAGCATACCGGATGCAACAGCTTTCCTGCGAGCCTCTTCCTCTTTGGTTTGCCTGTTAAGGATCTCGTTAAGTTCCTTGATGTTGCCTTCGACTGTCTCGGCAGTAACACCTAGATTCTTGAGTTCGGTTTGGTACTGTGAGATGCGCTGGGAGGCAGCTTTCATTGCCTGCTCCTGGCCAATCATCACACCCATGAACCGCGGAATACCTGGAGCCGCATCAGAGAAGAAGTTCTCCTCTTCCTGTGCAATCAGTTTAGTCAGTTCAGTCATGCGGCTGCGCGTAGATGCCAGCATGACTTCTTGCTGCTTAATGTACTCCTGGGTGGTTGCTCTAATTGTTGAACCCATCTCCTTTTGGGCTTTGATGTACGCTTCTACACCAGCCAAAGCGCCGAAATGAGCCTGGTTTGTGCCGCTAATGGCAGCTTCCATCAGTTTAAAACCGCCCACAGCACCAGCCGCAGCCAATCCAACGCGGGCCAATAGTGTAGCAATCGCACCCAGAGGATTAGACATTGCTGCAGCATTGAATGCAAGCATCGCCGCAGTCAACGACCTGATGATCGTAATAAGCGATGTAAACCCAGAAATAATTGCAGGAGCATAGATTGCAGTCAGTGCACCGACGATAGCACCAGAAACGGCGCCAATACCGGTAACCACGCTATCCATGTTCTTGCCAAGATAGTCAAAGGCACTCGTAATCCCATTGAGTGCATTGACGTACGCAGACGAGAACCCGATTGTATCGTCGGCAGCCTTATTAAACCGCAGCCAAGCATTGTTCAGGCGGTTTTCAGCGGCAATCACGGTGTTAATTGACTTTGTAACGTCAATACCAAGCCGCTTAACTACCGTATCCGAGAACTTGACAAGAACATCAGAGGTCAATTGCCCCTGCTTCATCATCTTGTTCAGCTCTTGAGTCGTAACCCCCAGTGCTTGAGCCATAATCTGCACAGCACCCGGAAGTCGATCACCGAGCTGTCCACGAAGTTCTTCTGCTTGAACTTGGCCCTTTGAAATGATCTGTTCAATGGCACGCAGAGATCCTGCAAGCTCATCATTCGAGGAACCGAGTTTCTGGGCTGCAAACAGCATGTTCTCGAAAATAATCCGAGTCTGTTCGCCTTCCAGGTTAGTACCCTTAGCAGCGGCAGTCAGTCGAACAAACTGCTGAGCAGTTGTTGCAAAGGCAGAACCTGCACGATCTGAAACTTCCATGACATATGCAAGCTCGTTCTGAGTCAGAGCTGCACTGCCCGTAAGGCTCTGCATTGCCTGTGTGACACGTTCAATCTGCTTGGCTGCGTCAATCGCTCCCTGACTGACCTTCAGGAACGTATAAGCACCTGCGGATAGTCCAGTGACCATCGCAGCAGTGGTAAAATTAACGCGTTCAGACAGTGATGAGATCAGCGTAAGACGCGTAGCAATACCTGACAGAGGCCCATGCAAGAGTACTGCCATGTCAGAAGCACGGCGGAGAGCACCTTCAAGGCCAGACCAATGCGTCTTCTGTTGGAATTCCTTCAGAAGGTCTTTATTTCTCTGCATTCCCTGTTGAAACTGCTGCATAGCCCGCTGGAATTCAACAGGATTCAGGACCCCAGACGCCAATTGACTACGCAGATTTTGCAGGTTAGAAGTCGCGCCAGCAGCGAGACTGGCAGGAGCCTTGATACGTGCAACAGCCGCATTGAAACGGTCAACCTGTTGCTGAGCTGAAAACAATGCCCTTTCCAGCTTTAGAGTATACTGCTCCTGCTCTTTTGCGGCCTTAGCTGCCTCACGCTGTGCAGCCGCCGCCTGCCGCTGCTTAGCATTGAACTCATTGAGCTGCCGATTGACCCTTCCAGTTGATGCCTGAAAGTCTTCCATCGACCGTTGAAACTGGAGTGCAGAAACCTGACCCTTACCTAACTCGCGTACAAGGCGGTTAAAGGTCATGGTTGTTGACTGAATCAGGCGATCATTGGCGCCACTATTGCGAATCGCCTGATTCAGCTTCAGTGTAGTCTGAAGAGCAGACAGGATTGCGGCTTCTTGTCGCCGCAAAGCTGCCTCAGCCTTTCGAGCTCCTTCAGACTGATCCTGGGCAGCACGGTTGACTGCCTGCCCAAACTGCAACACAGCACGGCGAGCAGCATCAAGTCGACGCGTGTCTGGACCCAACCCGAAGTTAATATCCCCGAGATTGATGGCCACTATCGCCTCCTCTTGCTCCTACCGCCGGAATTCTGTGTGGTAATATTTGACCGCCGTTTTTCCGCTTGCGCCTGAATTTCCAAGAATGCACCCCAACGAGCAAATTCGTCTGGTGACATTGCTAGGATTTCGCCTTCAGTCTTGCCAAGTGCATACGCAAGCTTAAGAACTGCATATGCTATTTTGTCTCGTTGGAGTTCTTGGCGGTATCGAGAAAATTTACCTCCGAAAGCTCCGTAAGCGCATTGCTCACCCGAATAAAGTCAGCACCGAACGGCATAGCGCGGAAAGAGGCTGCATCTGCTTCTTCAAACGGCCTAATCTGCGTACCAGGAATATACGCATACCGGATAAGGGTGTTGATCACAGCAGCCTGTCGATCTTCGGCCTGCTGTGCATCAATCACGTCGCCAAGCGTCGGCTGCCTGAGCTCAATCTCCTGACCAAAGAACTCGACAATCTTGGTCTTCACCTTCTTGGCGGAAAAGATCTTTGCCCTAAAGGCATCACGATCGATCGGTTCAGACATTTTTGCCTCCATTGATTTGGAACTACCTACAATTACTTTAAAGTTCGGCATCCCTGGCGGAGGAGAGACACATCAAAGTTCGTCGCCACTCTGATGCGTCCTCCTTTTGCCGTTTATGGATATGCCGACAGCGCACCACTGCCCTGGAAATTGACAGTGAATTCATTCATCACCTCAAGACCGCCTGTAAGGGTCAGGTCGGTGATCACAGCTTCACCCTGCTGACCAGTATCACCATCAGGCAGGTACGCTACCTGAATGTACTCATTCTCTTCCCATGCCTTCAGGCACTTCTGTACCGAAACGTTCAGTGCAGCGTCAGGAGCAATAAACCAGTGGAACGGATACGGAACTTTATCGTCATCCGGGACCGAGAGGTTGAACGTGATCGTCTCCTGCTCCAAGTCGCCAACATCACCAGACTGTCCAGTAGACATTGCTTTGAAGAAACCTCGAGCAATGACCTTATCCTGTCCGTCGGGATTGATTTCGATAATCAGTTCGGCACGATTCTGAAGGAGCTGCAGGAAGTTGTTGGCAGACTTGTAGATGCCCTGGAGCTCGAGAGACACCGTCTTAAGACCGTACTCAAAGGTACGATATCCATTGTTCGTCTGTGCGGTATCCATGCAGGTATTGTCGATCGCATTGGCAGTCTGCGTCAAGGTAAACGCATTGGAGCAGCCAACAGCCTGCAGCGGGAAATATGCTCCCGAAGCAATTGTGACAGGGCCAGTAACGACATAACCACTTGCAAACGTAACCTGACCAAAGAGGTAGTCAACCGCTTCAATGTCTTCTGCGTCGACTTCAACCCCGTTGTCCTCGATGATCAGTGGCACTGCTCGGTTCAGCACCCGCTTAGTAGCATCAGTCACCTGATAGACCTGCCCAGACACTTGCGACATGGGCTCATTAGTCAGAGCAGTCGAAGTGCCTGCACGCATGATCGTGGCAACGTAACCTGCAAAGCCTTTATACAGGCCGTTGGCAGAAATCGTCCAGCCAATCAGACCTGTCTGCGTCGAGGAATAGTTCTGGCCAAAGATGGTATCTTCGATGTCACCTGCTTCAAAGGACAGTTCGGCGGTGTTACCTGGTAGAGTATGCCAAGTAGAACCGTTGTCATCCGAAACCCTTACGCGCTTAGCCATTGTATGTCTCCTTATGGCCCTGGATCGTCAAGTGCCTGCCTATTAGTCAGCGCATTTGGCGGACGTTCTTGCAGGATTCGGAAGTTGATCGAAAAGAGTGGCCGATTCTTGTCGTCGTTCTTGACGAAGGCAATATCGGCGAGCATTGTGACACCACTCCACCAAACCTGATCAGCGCCATCCCCAATTGCCTGTGGATCTAGGCCAAGAAGGGCATCCTTAACAGCTTGTGCCTTAGCATATGCTGTAGGATACCCGTGTACGCTACCTCGAATAATTGCCTGTACTGTAACAAAGTCCAGCAACCATTTGGTGTTCGGGTTGAACCCTCCTGAGTCGTACAGTGCAATTATTTCATCTGGTTGATCGGGCATCCAACCGATACGGATTAGCCACTCACTACCAGTCGGTGTTCCAGTTGTGCCTACACCTCTCTGGGTGAGCAACCAACCTACGCCTTGTGCGGGACTAGCCAACGGAGCCCCCATTCATGAATTGTCTGTACAACTGACCCAACCGGACATAGATCGAGGAGAGATCCTCTTTCATTGCCTGCTCGAGGAATTTGTAACGCGTCGGAGCAGCGTGGTTGTATGGGATCTCGTGAACATAAACTGCATAGTTCGGTTTACCCCCACGAGCAAAACCCATTTCAACACGCGGCTTACCCCTGAACGTTGCCTTCTCCAGATAAGCAGAGCCTTTGAGATCTCCGGTGTCAACGGGCGTATACATTAGAGCCTTGTCAAAGGTAGGCTCCAGCGCCTCAAGCATGATGTCTTCTGATACTTCCTCGAATTGATCGAAAATGTCCAGAAGAGCATCTGTCAAGGCTTTTGACTGTCTCCGCATCTGCGCAACATACCCAGGATGTGAAGGCCATAATCCTTGAGACGGAGTACGTTGCAGTCCAACGTTAACATGCAGACGACGCATAGCACATCTACCTCACAGGATTGCTACGTACAACGTCTTCAAGTTCCTCAGATCCGGTAGAGTCACTACTTGCCGAATCTCCCATGCACCTTGAAGAGTAGTCGGATCCGCTTCGGTAGATTCCCCAAGAAACAGGTAACCATTCAGGTCAATGACATCCTTGAAGAAGACTCTACTACGGCTTGTACGTTCTTCTCCTGTCTTATCCCTGAAAAGTTCTGCCCGATCTTCCCATCTACATGCCAACACTTGAGGAGCAGTAAATAGGGGCTTTCCAAAAGCATCTGTACCGTCAGGTGCCCAGTACGTCGCTGTTTGCCGTAGGTTCCGCTCGAAGTTTGGCATCATACTCTCCCCTTTGAATTGGGAGGCCATCCAACAGGATTCTTACCTACGACTTGGAATCGGGCTTTGATACCCTTGTTAGCTTGAGACGCAGCAAGTACGCCGCAAGTGTCCAGTGCTAAAGCCATTTGCCCCCATCTGGAGGCATTATAACCAAACTCCGACTCTGCAGGGGTAGCATAGGACTCATCAGCTTCGCCTAGTTTGCTTCTGCGAAGTGCTCCGCCGCTAACATTACCACCAATAGCAGTGTCGGAAATAGACATAAAATGGGCAGTCAGATAGATGGTAATCTTATCATACCGATCTTCTGACATCGGGCAGTTGGGGCGCAGCTGTTCATTGACAACCATCAAGGCAGTATCCAAGAACGGCTGGATTTCATCATCCGCACGATCTCTGGCAGGGGAGTATACCGCCTTAATATCTGCAATGGTGACAGCCACAGCCCAACTCCGTCGTTAATCAGCAGATTAGTCCCTGGACGGAGCCACGAACCGATCTTTCATAAGCTCATACTGGCGCTGCGTAAGCTTGACTGTGTCGCCCTTGCGGTAAATCTTGACCTGCTTGCCTTCAGCAGTACGCGTGATCTCTCGGTGCTTACCAGACACAAGGATGAACTCGCGCGGCCAGGTTTCAGCCTTTTTTACCTCAGGCTTCTTCACTTCCTGGTTCGTAGCAGGAGCCGCAGTGAAAGTCGTGGGAGTCATGGATTTCGTATCAGCCATTCGATCCTCCTATGGGAAGTGGTGTAGGATCGCTACACCACTTCAAGTGCAGTTCTGATTTGCTTGTTACGGTGCCGTGAAGTGGGCAATACCAGACTGCTCAAGGTAATCATTGCGAACACGCGGAACCATAATCGCAAGAACCTTGAAGTGGAGGATGAAGCCGCCATGCGACTCCCATTCCACAAGAGTCGGCTGCAGCCCATTCACCATGTCAACGGTATCCTTCGACATCTGGACCAGAAGCACTTCGCCAGAAGTCAGATCCTTCGACATCTTAATGGACGTGATACCGGGGATCTCGAGGAGACGCGACATGATGGTCTTGTCAGACGCGGCCTTGAAGTCATCACCCATGTGAATGTACGCATCCGCAGGAACATACATGGAGTACGGTCCATACATGTTATCCTGAACAAGGGCGTCAATCATCGACAGGGTGTCGTCAACCATCTGCTCACCAGTGGCCGTGGCCCAGTTGGCAGTCAGGTTACTCGTATTACGCGCCGGAGCAGTCGTGTAGCCGTAAATCGGGTTATTGGAACCCAGAACAGTCGCGCCCTTAAAGAGCATGGTCTCGATCTGCTCGGCGACCTTACGGCCAGCCACCTCGAGCTGAGTCGTGTCAAGAGCTTCACCAGTCGTCCGCGAGGCTTCAAGCGCACGCAGGTTGATGTTGAAGTCCTTGTGGATGATCGGGATCGGCAGGTGATCCAGCTCATACACAACTCGGTCGTTATCCGACTGGGAAATACCCGACATGGTGACCTCAGCCGGATCCATGTCAGAAATCTTTTCCCACTCGAGGCGGGTCTTACCAAGCGGGTTGGTAAGATTGTACGTCAGGCCAGCCGCAAACAGATCGGCAACGCCGACAAGACGGCTACGTGCAACGTTCACAAGCGCCTTGTCGAACGCGATCCACTCGTCCTTGCGCAGCGTACCATTGGTACGAAGAGCACTGATATTCATGCCTGAAGCCATGAGCTTCTGGGCAACATTACCAAATGCTTTCGTGCTACCGCCGCCACCCAGTCCGGCGACCGCGTCATTGAAATGCACGGACATTGATCTCTCCTTGACTATATAACGCGATTACCTATTAAAGGATGACAACGCGAAGACGGGCTTTCTTATCGCCGGCTGAATTGTCAAGCGCATCAAGCGCCTGAGCAATCGGAACGCCGGTAGTCACCTTGCGCAGCGTACCATCGCCAGCAGACTCCAGCAGATCGCCGATCACGATTGCAGAGGCCGCAGCAGCAACGTTCGCAAGAACGGTGCAACCACTATACACGTACTCAGACTGCACATAATCATTGGTCACATAATCGTCATCGATCGTTGCGCCAACAATGTCATTCTCGACTGCAAAAAGAGGGGCAGCAGCACCGCCCGCAGTTGCATGTCGGATCAGGAGGCCAGACGAATTAATCGTCAGGAGATCGCCGGGAGTGATTGTACCAGCCGCGACAGCTTCCTTACGGATACCACGGCCTTTCAGGAGGATAGTATTGGCCATAATGTAACCCTCAGTTCAATTGATACCGCGGTTCCTTACTGCACCGGAAACAGTGCAGGAGGCATGGGGATGGAATCGTCACTCGCGGCATTCACTCGCGGAGTGGCCGTACCTTCGTACGTCGGAACAGCAGCAAGCTCGACAAGGTTCTCAAGCATGTCGAGGTCGAACGCCTGCAGCTGCTCATTGCTGAACTTGCAGCGACCAGACTCCTGCAGCGTCTTGATAAGTTCGGCCTTCTTCTGGCGATGCATCTTCAGCCCGCTTTCGAAGACTGCACGCATCTCTGCCGGCATCTCCGAAAGATACTCAGCCATCGTTTTGACCTTCGGAGCGCTGTTAGCATGCACTTCCGAGCTGTTCTCATTAGTGTCCATTGCAGGTGCCTTCTTCGTGGACTTCTTCTGGGTGTTAGACTCGTCCTCCGAAGTGGACGCCGGAGTTGCCTCCTGATCATTCGGAGTGTTGGCCGCTTCCGTGTTGTCGACCACCTCGCTGGCGGTCGTATTCGTCTTGGGATCGTCAGGCATGGTGGTAGACTCCTGATTTACAGAAACTCCGGCAGATTCGGAGTTATTGACCGGGACAATCTCCGTCAGAAGATTGACCTGCTCAATGTCGTCACCAAGCGTTACAGTGCGCTCGGCAGAAATGTCATAGCTACGCTGATAGTATGCCCAATCACCTGAGATCGGATCGGAGACTCCATACACAACCTTTCCGGAAGTGAATCCGACTACCCAGGCATAGCTGCTTCGGCCAGTAGCTTTCCGTATGGCGTCCTGAAGCAGCTTGTGTACATCGCGATCGATCAGGCCTTCCGGGACAGCGTTTGCGGTGAGACGCTGGAAAGCTTCAGACTGTGCTGCAATTTCTTCTTGTGTTTGGAGCTTTGTGCCTTTGCACGCTCCGCCGCAACCGCAACCGCAGTCGCCTCTGTTGACTTTAGGACCATTGCCATGATCATGCTCTTTGTTGGTGGACATTGAATACTCCTGCCAAACGTTTGAGTTGGCTCGCATGGCTGCGCCATTAACCCGCGGAGTACCGCAACCATCCTCCACTGAGCAAGCGCCTTTTACACCTACAGACAAGAATGCAAGGTGGTCAGGCACTACATCGCGCCAAATCCCGAAATATTCCTTGCCGTTGTAGGTACCTCTGGCTTCTTCGGTACTAGCAAAAAGTCCTGTGGATACTTCGATCACAGAACCTTTCTGGATCAGATCCACAATTTCCTCGACTTCACCGCCAAGTTCCTTAACCCTGCTTAGGTCGATCCAAGCATCAGCCTTCAGCTTAGTGCCGTCAAGGCGTGAGTTAAACAACTGTCCGAACGAATACTGCTCAAGAACAGCCGGAGAATTGGCAGAAACAGGTACACCATCGATGACAGGATGGTTCATGACTACGGGTCGGCCATTCCACCCTTCAGGGACTTTCCCAAACTCGCTAGCAAGCGCAAGCTCAGGAGTTGCTGCAGTCATTCCCTGCAGAACGCCTTCAACAAGCGCAACAACCGGGACGATAAGATGCTCTCGCCCGAGATACATCTCAGTACGGAGCTCTGCCTCATCGTCCTTATGTGCGCGGAAGCTTACGCTCCTCTTAACGTTTGATGGCATTGAACCCGCTTTCATTGTTATGCAGGATCGCTCCGGTAATCGTTGCTTTAGCAACCATTCCCAGGAATCACTTTATGATCATTATAAACGGTCTTCTACCAAAATTCACGTCTGGCTTTTCTGGTCAGAAAAGTCATTGTAGCTCAATTGACCATCTAATACATTGGACAGCTTATCCAAACGCCTACGCAATTCCCGTTGTGTACGTTTGTGCCGCAAGGCAACTACATGCATACGCTTGAAATCGCGATCACAAATTGTTCGCACAGAAGCCGCCTGTTGAAGCTGCACTGTACGTTTGCCACGTCCTATCAGCCACCATAGTGCCTGAAGCATTGTAGATTACCTCCGGCGTGAAGGCCCCCCGGTATCTACTAGTAGCTCAAGCTTATGCTTGATGTCACTGATAGTGGCGGTGAGCTGTCCAATTGCGACGGCTAACTTGCTATCCGACTCGATATTCTCAGTCACCACATCAGCAAAGCGGGTAGCATGCTTTTCAGAGTTCTGCAGGATGGTATCAGTCAGTTCTTGATTGCGGTTCTTTTCCTTAAAATAAAGGAATGCGAAAAGCATTCCCACAAGAAAAATAATCAAGGCGGCAAATCCGCCACTGTGCAGTACCGTATCGAAAAGCTTTTCCCCCAGACGGGCTAGCGCATCCATTTCTTTCGCTACCTCGTAACTGCCCTATCATAATTATAAAGCAAATTTAGTCCTCGATCAACCAGAATTTAAAAGAACAGGGTAGTCTGTAGGGTTTTTGGTCCTACAAACTACCCATACATTGTATTTAACCTTTCTGCCTCACTGGCGGAGGCGGGAGTAGTCGTGGTTCACCTGCGTTCTGGTGTAGTTCCAGAGCCAGATTCTTCCTCTTCCTCTTCCTCTTCCTCTTCTGCGTTCCCTTGCTCTGGAGATACAGCAGGTTCTGGCAGAAGAAACTTGTTAGGGTCTACTTCTTCAATTGGTGGAGGCAGTTTACCGACAGGAAGGCCAGTAAATACTGGCATTTTGTCATCAGGTGCAATAAGATTGCGCGCCTCTTCAATTGACAAGAAGTCAAACTTGCATTCCTGCGCAACCTGCATTGCTCGGGCAATGTTGACTGCCGAACGTGCCATCTGCGCTGACGTCTGCGCACGTTCCAGCGGGTTCATTTTGAACGGATCTGGCCAGAGAATCTCCAGATTTGAGGGCGCTTCCAGTACATTTGCACGCACAAGTACATCAATGAGCGGCCTCAAAACAATGGGTTCAGCCCAGTTTGCAATCCTTTCAGCGACTCTTGCAGCCCAGTTTGCACGATCCTGCTGAGATGCAAGCTGTCCGGCCTCTGCGCCCATGAGTACGCGCTGCGGAATACCTGTAGCAGCCGACAATAGCGCAATCAGAACAGCAAATACGTTCTTTGGGTCTGCGACATCTGAACCAAGTGACTGGATCTTGACACCCCTAGTCCGAATTACCCGCCGAAGCTGATGCATATACTCATCAAGCTCTTCAGAAAGGTTCTTCTGATCCTCTTCGTCAAGCTCCATTTCCTTGTCGACATCAACCTGCATACCCCTATTAGCCGTAAGCCAATAGGTTTCTGCTGAACCGCCGCAAACTTTTAGCAGGTCGTCAAGGGTGTTATATACGTTCTTAAGACGGGAGTGTCCAAAAACACCGTCTTCCAGTGAGTTGTCTGCTAGATGAAGCACACGTGAATAATGTACATTAAAGGACTTGCGCGTTATGATACCCGCAGTTGCTGGCGAAGTTTCCTGAAAAGGATCACCTGGTTGTACTTGATACAGAACCGGCTTACCAAATCGAGGTGAAGTCTGATCGACTTCATACTGCAGGATCTTCAGAGACCCTTCCAGATAAGGCTGTAGGTAGATGACCCTGTTTCGACGATTGGTATTTACTGGCTGATCCAGACTACGACCATCGTCGAGACCAATAAGCATGATAGAATAAATACCCAAACCTGCAAAAATATCTGCCTTTCGCAGATATGCATACAGGTTAGTCGACTCCACAAGATCATTCCATTCCTTCCATGGAGCGCCATTGACTTTAAGCACGGGCGCATCTGTCCAAGTTGCATCAACAGGTGCGTTGATCACCCGAGTTGCAATGTCTTGGGTCAGATACTTGGTGACGTAGTCCTTATGAACTGGGTTTCGGTTGTACCCAAATACTGCATAGAGATCACGTGCGCCGCCAAACTGCATGCCATTACGCAGCAGGCTAGCCCAACGTGCGAGAGTACCCTGAATGCCCATTGAATCCTCCGCCGATTACGTTCTACCGAACGTTACTTTGCTGCGTCTGACAGCCAAACGTGCTTGACTGCGCTTGATTGCGTCAGAATTCTGTGTTGTACCTGCTCTGCGAGTCCTACCCCAAGAAGCAGAATAGATCTTTTTACCCGTTAGAATGGTATAGCCGGCTCCCGCCGTATCAATTTGGTCATCATGCTGGCCGCTCGGGAATGCATCAAACTCCTTGATGAAGTCATCATTCCAAGGCCCTCTGACCAATTTAACCTTGCCTGCCTCTGCACCTGCGATAAACGGCTGTGCACGAACAAGCTTATTCTTTACAACCGGAACTTCATCGACATCAAAGCCCTCAAGGACGTTGATTCGATAGTGGCTAACAAGCGACTTGCCTGCAGATCCCGGTTCGCGTTCGATACGGATTTTAACTTCTTCGCCATCCAGCTGTGCAGTTTTAGCAACCAAAGCTTCCACTTGGGCAGGAGAGACCTGCTTTCGGACAACGTTCTCAATGTATACCACGTCAGTCATGGCGCAGTAAGACATTAGAGTACCTACTGTCCAATCGCCTCCATCCTCAGTTGCAGCAAGATCCCAGACACGAACACGTTTGAGAACCTTCTGTTCCTGTGGCGGAATGCTGTCAACGATGCCCAGCCAGTTACCATTTGTGATCTTTTTGGTCTCGTCAACCGGTTTTTGCTGGTAAAGTGCTGCAAAGAAGACCGAACCAAGCGTTTCCTGCAGTTCCTGCAGCTTTTCAAGCGGGTAACGCTCCGGGAACAGTGCTTCCCCTACTTGTCGCCCAAGGATGTCGCCGTGTTCAGCAATTGCAGGCAGTTCAATGTAATCCCATTGACCAGGGAAATTCTGCAAAATCCGGCCAATCAGATCGTCAGAATGCCATCGAGTGGCGATAATAATGCATGAACCGTCAGGTTCAAGGCGGGTAAATGCTGTGGTAACGAACCAATTCCAGATATAATCACGGTACGCAGGCGACAAAGCTTCCTTAATTTCCTTGATGTAGTCGTCAATCAGCAGGACATTCGCACCTCGACCAGTAATCGGACCACCAAGACCGACTGCGAACATTCCACCACCTTGCTCGGTGTGGAACGCCTCAACCCGGCTAGAATCCTTGCGGATCCGCGCATTTAGTAGTGCAAAATTCTCCTCATCCAGGAAAATATCACGTACTTGGCGCGAAAAACCAGTAGCAAGGTCTGCACCATAACCAGTCAGGATGGTTTTATACTGTGGAAATGTCTCCAAAATCCAAGCAGGAGTGTAGACTGAGGTCAACTGGCTCTTACCATGACGCGGAGGCGCAGAAATAATGATTCGCGCACCACCTCTGGCAATTCCCTGTGCAATTTTTGCACTGATATACATGAGGTGAGGCGCGGGAATCCATTGTCCCCGGCTAATCTTGTGTGCAAAAGTCGCAGGTGTCAGCTTCCAGTTAGACAAAATATGCTGGAGTTTCTGTTTCTGTCTGGGAGAATGGAGAATTGGTTGGTTCATATCAGTCACCACTAATCTGCTGCTGGCGAATAATCAGCTGCTGCGCCATATCAACAACTGAGGGATCCGCAAGCAACTGGTCGACATCCGTCTGAACTTCTGTTTCAACCGGTGCTCCATTCTGAGCAAGTTGCTGAACAAGAACGTTGACAGAGGGAGGTGCTCGACGGTTTGCGTCGTTGTTCTCCTTTGCCTCACCATTTGCGGGCAAGCCGGTGGAGATGCGCTGGATCTTAACCAGCTTCTCCATCATGCCAACTGCCTTTTCAGGTGTCAAAGAGTCATCATCAAATGCAGCCGATTCCAAATAGGTGTACAAACGGCGGAGTAGTTTGGATGCCATTTGGTAATGGTCATCCTCAGTCGACAGCATCCGCTGAAGCTTGAGCTTTTGGTGGTGGGCAATCTGATAAAGGTCAAAAGCCTTTACACGCCATGGCCAATAATACAAGTGGTAGTACTCTCGAAGATCATCGAGCTTGTATCCTACCATGTCACTAATTTGCCGTGCACCACCCATCTCTAGGTAGTCGACAAATGCACTATATGCTTCGTCAGGCTCGAATTCCAGTTTGCGCCAGAACAGGTGTCCATTTGGTGTGACTGGGAAGCCGTCATCATAAGTCAGCTCAATCGTGGCTGCCTCTAGACACTCTTCACAATCTGTAATGTTATATACAATGTTAGGACCGTCATCAGCGGAGGAGCCAGACGAAGTAGCGGTGGTGTTCTGCGACTGGTATCTTGTGATCGCATTGGCGAACATGCGAACGTCTAGCATATCAGGACGATATACATAGATCGGCAGCCCGTATTTGTTCAACGGGATTGATTCGTTCAGTTGCTGAATGAGTTGCCATGTTTTGTTGAGCTTCTTGGGGTTGAGCTTCCGCAAGAAACTAATCTTCCCGCTAATATCAACTGGGAGTTCTGGCTTAGGGAGGGTCTTGTATGGCTCAACAGCTTCACGATCGCGGCATTCATCCTGCTTGAACTGAGGCTCACGCAGACCTGAGAGATCCATAGGCGCAGTCGTGGCCTTATAATCTTCAGGGGTAAGATCAATCAGATTTGGCATTGGTGCTGCCACTTCCTGAAAAGAATTGGTCAACATTATATTACCATTTTCTAGTGTGGGAGGGCAACCGGAAAAACGATGGTCCCTAAAGGTGCATTATGCTTGGTATCCACTGAGTGCAGTTTGGGTTGAAGACCCGCAATGTGGTGATGTGGTGATGCGGCGACATGACGATGCGGTGATGTGGTGATGTGAGAAACATGTCATACCATTATTAGCCTATCATTTTTGCACTTGAGACCGATTCTATTTCTGTATTATAATACATAGTATCCTGAAGGATACCCAGGTGCTAAAAGGCTGCATAAACACCTAAAGTCTGCAACCAATTGGTTATCAGGGAAACGAGGCAATAAAAATGACGCATCCGGTAATATTCGAACTCAAGCGCGATGGTTCGGTAGATTTTGAGCGGACGGCAAGACGCCGGATTGAAGGTGTTTTCGAAAGGATCCATGATCTGGTTGCAGCAGATACTTGGGTCAAGGAACTTCACGATGAGGTCATGCACTTCGAACTCGGCCGAACCAGCCCTTTGAACGATGATGACACCGACTTCTTCAATATGTCATCGTTCTTCTACTCCCAGCTGTACTCTTATTGCGCTGGACGCATGTGGAGTATTGAAGGGACACTGGGTAATATCATTGCTGCATCACTTAAAGCAGAGGAGGCTCCAGCATAACACCAACACAACCATCGAAATACACCTACATCGAACGTTCTAAATCCAAGTCCAAACTGATCAATGAGAGTATGAGGCGTGCGCACTCCTAGACAGAAAAGACAGGATAGGAGTTATCTCCAATGACAAGAAATTTCAAGATGGACCTGAATGCATTGAAGGCAATAGACCTCGAAGACCCTCGTAAGCAGAACCAGGTGCTTCGTTATCGCGAAAACCTTATCAAGGAAGCTGGTTCGAAGAGTGAGGCGATCAGGCGGCTCAATGCTGAAGGGTGGACGCGTACGCAAATTGCTGATTTTCTGGGTCTGCGTTATCAGCATGTGCGTACAGTCCTGATTACCCCACTCACTTCCAAAGCTAGATAGGCTCACTCCGACAAAGTGACCTCCACCCATCTAGCTGATGGAAGTAGGGCTACTGTCTAAATGATGGTAGCCCTTTCTTTTTGGCCGTTGAGGCCCTTTAAAAATCATGACTACAACCGCATCTACAAGATGCTGTTCTGAGTGCAGTTTGGGCTGAAGTGTGAACCCAAGCCTAAATATACATGTGCATATACATGAGGATGAAGATGTGGATGTGGGTGTGGATGTTGCCTGATGGGCATAAGGCAAACTGTGCCAAACTGTCTATGAAAATTACCTAGTGTTGTTTTGACCACTGGGCGCAGGGAGGACACGGTTCCTATTCCGTGTCCGAAAATTACTCCATTGAGGCATTAAATCCTGGTCATAAAATGATCCAAGTGACTTGAAAATAATACGATTTGACCCATAGATTTGTGTTGATTGATCCTCGAAGATGGTGTATATTGAATTTGTAAGTTGATAAGAGATTAATCAATCAACTTACACAAGTGAAACCACAGTAACACACAAAAGGAAACATTATCATGGCCACCAAGAAGATCGAGAATGTTGTTGAGTCCACGGTTGTTCCGGAGATCGATGTGGAGGAGCTCCTCAAGGAACACAAGACAAAGTCTAATGTTATCCGGTTTCTCTCGAGTCAGGGTAAGACTCGATCGGAGATCGCGAAACTCCTGAACATCCGGTACCAACACGTCCGGAACGTCCTGACGACCCCGTTGAAAAAGGGATGATTCACTGGTTCTTAGTAGGGTGGTTCACTACCACCCTACTCCTCCTCCTTTTGGTACAGGTTCTGAGATGACAACACAGAACAGAAGTGAATATGTGACCATCAACATTCTGATCCTTAGTCAAGACACTAGGATCAGGATCCTAAAGGAACTGACTGACTACTATGGAGACTTGGTTCTAGATCTGACCAAACAGAACATACATCAACCAGACGTCCCATCTTGTATCGAGTCGGTCGAAGAAACTGGTGCGGCTATTAGAAATATCGTCCAGACCATCACTGACTATCTGTGACTAGGATCTTCCTAGTAGGGATCGGGGGTATGATGGTAATCATCATCTCCCTGATCCTCCTAGTTCAAATCCTGAGGTAAGGATAAGGAGTACACAACCAATGCGCCCCACTATTGTCTTAGGCGAGCTCGCCTCGCTCACCGCGTTCCTCACCGCCCTCGTAGGCTGGCTGTACGTCCTCGCATGAATGTATGCCCGATTGAACACTGTCGGAAGAGGGCGCAAGCCCTCTTCTTTTTGGTCCTTGTCGGGCCCGGACCGCCCAGGTCTGTATACAGCCCGCATATTTGCTCTACCTGCCCCTCGCCCATGCTACAACTCGCCCTCGCCCTCGCCCATGATTTTTGCACTAGAAGACCATCGCTTGTCCAAGATATAATGAATCCATACTTGCACAGAGCGAGGCCACATCATGACCAGAGCCAAAACCACACATAGGCGCAGGAGCGAAGTAGTAGTAGTAGAGGTGGGTGACAGTGAGGACCCGAACACACTTGGTGTGCGGACGGAAACTTTGGAACAATTCCTACACGACATTCATGGGACGTCTTCCCAAGAGAACTTACCGGAAAACGAAGGGATACCGTCCTTGCAGTTCTTGAAGGAACATTTCAAGACCAAGAGCGCGGCCATCCGGTATCTGCATGAGCTGGGCTTCCCTGTGAAAGTGATCGCCAAACACCTGAACATTCGGTATCAACATGCCCGAAATGTCTTGAAAACCGAGCTCAAACGCGGTCCCAACGAACCGCTACCTGCTGACCTTCTCAGTCTGGGCTGTGGTGGGATCGCGCAGACCATCCTAACATCGAAAGACCAAAATTGATGGTCAGACACAGACATTCCAAACTGAAACCGTAGACAAACCCGTCGGACTTTAACGGCAAACCCGTCGAACATTTAAAGGGCAACGTAAGATGCCGATTGTGCAATATGTCCACCCGACAACGCAGACAACCGTTACTCGTACGATCCCTGTTCCAAAGAAAGTGCAGGAACTGTATAAAGGGTGGTACAAAGAGGCCCGCAAGTGGTGTCCGCAGATTCCGCCATTGAATGAACCAAATGTAGGGCAATATGGTGATGGGAGGATCTATCGAGTACAGTCAGAACCCGAGGTTTCGTTGGATTGGATCAAGTTCGTGCTGGAGAACGACTTGGGTGAGAAAGCACATGTAGTCATCAACCGTCGTGCAAGAATGTAAGCACGCATACGACTGAAGAACAGGGTGCCGCATTGGTATGTAGGCACCCCAAATTTTTCTACAAAACCGCCCGACAGGTAGGTGCATGGGCGGCACGGGCCCCAGAAATCCCATACAAAACAAGACATCCAAAGACTTCCTGATATATCCTCAGACATGCTTATTCATTTATTCAAAGAAGTCATTAAAGTTCCTCGGTAACTAATGAAAGTAATAGGTAAATGCCGAGCTAACTCATTGAAAAACAACAAAAAAATGGATTCCCCTAATTAATTAGTTTGTTTTTAGTCCTTTTTGAAATCCTTATGAATTTAGTAAATGTAAGCACATACCCTTTTTTTAAAAATCGAGACTCTACAAAACTAATGAAGTAATGGAACTCATTTTGTTGTTTAAAATCAACAACTTAGCTAGATGCCTCCCTATTACTAACATTACTTACCCAATCAATTTAAATTCGACTTATTCACAAACTGCACCGCTATACCACATCAATGGTTTTGCGGGTTTTGCACGTTACATGTTTTTTGCGGGAATACACCGCAGCCCAGACTGCACTCAAAGAATGTTTTGGTCAAATACGGATTTCCTCTTGAGCTCGACAAATATTAATGATATAATCAAGAAGTTAACCCATCAGGTTACAGGTAGGAGTAAAGAGGATGCAGGCAGAAGACTTTGAAGACTTGGAAATGCATACTGAATTTCTTCCATCAGGCGAAGAACCGACTAAACCTGGGACAATCGAGGAAGCAAAAGCTCAGGCATATTTCAAGTTCTGCCAACATGTCACACAGCTCAAGCTTCTTGGGTATACCCAGACAGAACTTGCCCAACTACTAGCGCTCCCGCCATACTATGTTTCACATTATCTGAAGAAACGCCTACAGGTGACTGATGAGGTAGTCTTTAAGATTTCGGAGCTTCTTGACCAGGCATCTAAAGGCCTTCTCCCGCCTCCAAAACGCAGTGCGTCACATCCAGCCACTGCAGAAGGCGCAGAACATCAAGTATCTGGTAGACGGTCTACAGTGAGTGCTTCCAATTGGCCGTCATTTGCTCGAGAGACTGAGGAAAGCCGCGCATTTGCAAGACATATTGTCAGTGAGTGGAACCAGAACCGCGGTAATTGGAATGAGATGAATGGCGTACAGCTTTCTATCCACTACTTGAAGATCCTAGGCGCAACTCATGCCGAGATCGGTGGTGTGATGAAAGCATGGCAGACTCAAGTTACGCTATTCCTGAATGGTGCAGTCCCGACGAAAAACCAGCTTCTGGAGCTGTATGAGTTTATCAAGCAAGGTATTCCCGATGAATTGAAGGAAGTTAGGTGGCTGGAGCTTCTAAGACAAGAAGCAATGGAAAAACTGGAGCAGAACATACACGAAAAATGGACTGGATAATCCACTTGCTAGACTATTGAATGGTTCACTATAATAGAAGGCGTGGGGTAAACAGAAGGAACGGTAATATGTACGATGACCGCAAGGAAATTGAGATCGCTGAACGGACTCTTACGACTTCGGTTGCGCTGACGATTCTACGAGGCCTGTTCTGGGTCGTTGTAATGGCATACACTGCAATCTACGTGATGCCGTTTGCGTTAGATCTTGCACGGATTCTCAAGGAGTAAAGTCATGACCATCACAGGCATGACACGAGACACCATCGAGAGACGGATTCGACAGCTGGAGGCGGAAGCCTTGGCTGCACACAACAATGGAGATGAAGAGCATGCGGATCATTGTAGGCAGATGGCAGAAGTCTATCGCCAGAGTCGCCTGAAAATGATGGAGTTCGAGTCTGGCATACAAACTACTCGCATGTGGCTACTGTACATTGGGATTACCGTGTTTCTGGCGGCTGTGGGATACCTTTGTCTGCACTAATAGACTGCAGCCCAACCACCACTACTACGAGTCTCCTGCGCTAACCGCGCGTATCCAAAGGCAGAACAACCATGTCATATATGACCAAAGTATACAACTCTATCAGCATCGAAGCTCTGGACGAAACGACCAAAGAATGGCGTAGGATCTCATATGTCCAATATGACCCATCACGTAAAGCGAATCGGCGTGTGGGCGATCAAATAGAGTATTGCCGTGCAGGAGCAATCGAACAAGCACAAAAGTGGATGGAGCAGTGGTATCGTACACCGCAGTTCAATAAGCGACTGCTTCGCCTCGTCGACCATCGTTCAAATACGGAGATTGTACTCTGATGGGTAGGGATTTGACAAAGGGCGGATAGCAGGATATGCAGAAGCCAAGTGGGAGATCCGTCAAGCATTAGGAGTCATATCATGACAGCACAAGCTATAGGCGATGCATTCACCAAACTAGCTAATGGCAAATACCAAGCATATGTCGTCAGCACGCCCAGAGACGGACTGTTTGTCGGTTATTTCATGGGACTTAGCTTTTGGTCTCTTTTGGATGCGGCTGGGCAAGACTGTATTCCGGTCTTTCCGTCCGTAGCTGAAGCCCGGGAAGCAATCAATCAAGGCCATGGAGAGGGATACTGCGAAAGTGCACATGCAACCTTCCACTGTATAACGGTCGAACATTTAGATCACGCAACGGCTCAGGAACTAGACAAAGCAGTTCCAACTATCCCGCCTGAAATGATCGCCCCACTTCGGTCGAACTCTCCAAACTAGCGGAGGCCGAAATGGGAAAGACCCGAAAATTGGTTCCTCTTGTAGACTATGCTGAAGAAGTCATGGAGGACTTGCCAAAGTTGATCGCGTCTTACCCAACAGGTGTAAGGATCACACATCTTCAGGCGTACTATGGCGAAACGTCATCCAGAACAGTCAAAGTAATGTATATGCTTGCAGAACAGGGTAGAGTCCATTTAGGACGTACAACCTCTCGAGCACAGTACATCACTCCGATTGGGTATGAACCTCCTACCAAGTTTCCAGAACTAACGGAGCTGCAGCGCAAGCTGTTGATGTACATTCTGGACAAGTGTAACTCACACATACCGCCAGCATCAATGATCAAAACAAACTACCATCAACTCTCTCGGATTATGAACAGTTCATATGGTGGAATGCGTGCATGCCTAAAACGGCTCATTGAGCTTGGGTATCTACATATGACTGAGCAACCTAAATCTGGTAGACAAGATGGTATGGTAATCTCCATAGGAGCTAAGGCCCTAAAAGAGACATCTTGAAATGTCCTAATGAATCATTGTATAATATAGAATGATGGGAAGAGGGAGCGGAAGTCAACCAATGTTTGAACATGCAATCCACGATCAAGTACCGAAAGGTACATACCTGATTGTCTTCTATGACGGTTGGAAGCA